CCAAAGAAGCCTTGGTCATAGGCAGGCGCAGGCGAGCCAAGGTTTGGCTGCGCCGGTGTAGTTATCTGCTGACCAAGATTGAGCGCCAATTAAGCCACCAAGCCATTCAAGTAGGTTGTCTTGCCTGCTACTTTGGTGGCGGTCAGTGACTGCGATTTGAGGTTGGATGGTGAATATGAGCAATGCACCCACCCCGCATTTGGATCATCCCCGCCTGGCACCCAAAATTCTAATATCAATTGCGTGTATTTAAGATTGGCTTCAATCCACTCTGCCAGCTCGGGATTAGGTACGCCATCAATCTCAAAATCGCAGGCTTGGCCCTTGCAATGATCTGAGGTGGCCGATCCTCCGGCTGCCTGATTCAAAGCACTACACCTGAACCCAGAGGATATTTTCACTGGTTTGCCAAAGTGATCTCTGACAGGTTGCAGGATGTTTTCGCAAAGCAAACGCAATGACTCTATTTGTTCTTGATTTGGCGTGTTGTCAATGTCCATGCGTATAGCAGTCTCAGACTTAATTAGTTCCGAAAGTTTAAAATTTGCAGAGAGATTCATTTCATGTTCCTTAAGGTTTCGTAGGTTTGGATGCAGGCGTTGAGCTTGCGGATGGCGGTGTCTCCTTCGGCTGTGATGGAGACAAGATCGTCAGCAGTCTTTCGGTCAAGTTCGGCTGATGCTTCTCCGCTGTTATTTCCAGCGGCAATGGAGGAATCACTGGTGGCTGATACGGCGCACTCGGCGGCCTTGACAGGGATGAACAGCCTGCGCTCGCCAGTAGCAATATCAGCACGCAACTTGTCTTCTTTAGCCTTTGCAACATTATTCGCCTTTCGCAATGTTTGTCCATAAGTCTGCGCCACTTGCACCATCGCCTGCTCAGTCTCCCTCGCCTTGGCGTTCAGCGCTGCAATCTCAATCTGCTGGCGCGTGTACTCATCATGCTCACCCTTAAAGTATCCACCGCCAAATGATGACAGCACCGCCATGACGATGCCGAGGATTACCCAAGGATTGAACAGGCTCATGGTGCAGGGGGGTCGTTATCAGTAGCTTCAGCCTTGGCGCTGGCGCTGGCTATTGCCTTGACACCAGACCGGCCAGCCACACCACCAAGCACCCCAGTGATGAAAACCATTATTGTTGAAATCTGCTGGGTGTACACCTTATCAATGGCCGCCATGCTGCCGTTCATCGGCTGCTGGACAAAGCTGACTGAGTAGAGAAACATACCCATTGAGGCCAGCAGAATGCTGACAAGCACAACAATGACAAATGCCCAAACTCGGACTTCGATCTCGTCAGCAGTTAATCGGTTGTTTGTTTTGTATCCAACTGTTGGCATCACTTCTTCTCCTCTGGTTTAACTAGCAACTCAGGACAAGTCCCTGCCGCTGTACAAATTGGTGGCTTGCATTCTGTCTTACCCCAATTGTTTGGGTCTTGACACTCATATCTGTAACGATCATCGCAGCCAGTCAGCGCCACAAGCAGTACAGACAGAAACCAAATTTCATACACATTCATTTGTCTTTATCCTTTCGCTGTTGAGCCTCAATGTCACGCCTAAGAGTTTCCATTTTTTTAATTTGAGTCTGAGCTTCTTTTTTTGTTTGAAGCACATCCATGTACAGCATTCCAAGAAGCGGGAGCAGCGTAACTACCAAAATTAAGGCCGCGATGTACCCCATAACTATTTCCCAATCCTGCTTAAGAGGCCGAGGAGTATCCATAGATACAGGAGGAAAAGAAAAGTCGCTAGTAGGTACGCTTGCCTTTCGTTTAGGAGTCGCTCCTTTTCCTTGCGTTGCCATGATTCATCATCTCGCTTTTTCCTTGCTTTGTCTTGCTCTGCTTTAATGATGTCCCGCATCTGAAACGTCCGGCTGTACAAAGCACCCATCTCTTTAGGAGCGCCGTACACCATCGCCTCTCTTATCTCCACTTCCAGCGCCGCCATCTGATCTTGCGCCATGATCCTGTGGAGCGCGGCCTCCATCAAATTTGCGTCAGGATCGTAGACAGTCTTACTCTTCTCTTCCTCTTCTCTCAAGTGCGCCGCTAACTGATCCTGCAAACGAAAAAAAGTAGACAGTTGAGTGACGATGTTGGACATCACCACGGCTTCGTCTACTGCTTCGTACTTTGCCTTTTTTCGCGTCTGCTGGACAGGCTGTTTGGCCGCTGGCTTTGAACCGAATAGCTTTGACCAAAATGATCTAACCTCGTTGGCAACACCAATAGCTTCTTCAACAGTGGACTTGACCTCCATGAAAGACTCTTTGGCCTGCTTATACAGAGCAACTCCCTCTGTGACAGCACTAACGCAGGCTCTGGCGGCCAAGAGGATCGTGAGAGGGTCCACATCGTTACATCCCCAAAAGTTTCTTCACAATGTCGGCGGCCACGCCTGGTCCAAACAGGATGGCGGCAATGACAATATAGAGCTGAATCTCAATCTTCTGCATCCTGCCCTTGCCACTCTCCAGCTTCTCTTCGATGGATTTATATCTCTCATCGCAGATCGCTTGGTGGACGGCAAACTCCTTTTCTATGGAGTCGCTCACCCTGTCACCTCATCTGCTGGCTCTGGTGTGTTGCCTTCAGCAAGCCATGCTAGGTATTGCTGGTAGTCGGTGTTGTCGGGCGCAAAGGGTATGAATGCGCCGTCAGATAGACGTTGCACAGCGCCACCAAAAGGTAAAAGTTTGTATTGCATGGTTATAACTCCGCTGAAAGTTCAAGGTAATTAGGAATATAAAAAAAACCAGCCTGAGTTGTAAACGTGCTGCCACTTCTATAGACACGAGTTAGTTTTGTGGAGCCAGTATCAAATGCCGTTGGCGTTTGTGTATTTATGTCTCCAACACTTCCAACAATGTTAATAGTTCCATTTAAAGTACAAGTAGGGGCTGTGCGCTTTTCAACTTGCCACATTATATTTCCATACCAATCTGTTGTTCTTACAGCAACAGTGCCATAAACTCCAGTAGGCAATTTTTCATAGTATCTTTGTGCTAACTGCAACTCAGTCCCATAAGGTCTGTAATCAAAGCTCGTTGCTGTTGAGCCTTTTTCTAGCTGTACGCCTGTGAGATAGAAGGTAGACCCATTAGTTGATACTAAATTTGTTGTTCCTGATGCACCATAAACAGTTCCACCATTCCAAGCGTTTACTGCACCTTGAAAATTAGTTCCCAAACCTATATAAAAATTAACTCTAATTCCAGCACCATTTGTTGTTAGCCAAGTACCAGTTATATCTCCAGCAATGGTTACTGTTTTATATTCAAATGTATTTGCAGAATTTACTGTGTAAGTAAATGGATATACTCTTGTGTCGTTTTGATTTACTAAAACAGCACTATATGTTCCTGTTACAGAACTACGCACCCAAAAAGATACAGTTACAGTTTTTGCATTGGCAGTACCAAAGCCAAAATCGGCAATGTTATACCCTTCTATTGGTTGGGTTACTGCAAAATAATCTGCCGCACCAACGGTGTATGCAGAAGAAGAAGTAATTAACAAAGAATTATTAAATCCAACAGGTGCAGTTGATGATTGTTGAACGGTAAACTTTGAAGATGCAGAAATTTCTGTTTTCCATCGGTCTAATGTATAAGCAAGGTTTGCAGGAGTAACACTAGCACCAGCGTTCCTTTGGTCAATCACCATTGCGCCATTTATGATGCGGTTCTTGAAGCCAAAGTTGCTGGAAGCATTAAATACATCATAGCCATCAACTTTAGCTGTGATTTCGCCAGTGCCTTTTGCTACTAACTTAAAGCCAATATTTGTATCACCACCTGACGCTGTCAATGTTGGTGCGACACCAGTAGCAGCATTAGCCAAAGTCAACTCATTGACAGCAGACGTTGTTGCTGTGACTTTCAGCAGCTCGTTGCCGTTGGTGTCAATGACATCGCCAACAATTTTTAGCTTCTTACCCGATCCAATGTTCAAGCCAACTGAAGTGCCAGTGCCGGCAGCCGCAAAGATTGCGTCAACCAAGTCTAGGTCAGTATTGACCTTGGTTCCCCAAGTGTCGGTTGAAGCGCCGACCTCTGGCTTTGTCAGTAATAAATTTGTTGTGGTGGTATCTGCCATGCTGAAAACTCCTATGCGGCCTGTTGCCAAGTGATTGAATTGTCTGCTAAATCAGACCAACTTTCTGATGTGTCTGCAACTGGTGACCAGCTCTCTGATGTATCTGGAACAGCACCCCAGCCATACCCAATGATGATGCCAGCAGCGCCAATAGACTGAACCCCAATTATCCCTATGGATATGACATTTGATGCAGTGCCAACATTGCCTGTACCCTCAACGCCAGTAATTGCTTGGAAAGTGATGACCTCTGATGGCATCGTTTCCACAGCACCAGTCGCAGCATTGCCGCTAACTGCTGTGGTGCTTGTCAATCCAACAGTGCCAGCAGCAGCTGTAGACGCATTGCCTGTTAAATCAACGGCAGCAGACTGAGTGACGCTGCCAACTGCCAAGGTTGACGCATTGCCGGTGATGGCATTGGTTGATTCTGTTAAAACCGATCCAACAGCACCAGTAGCTGCATTGCCTGTGATGGCAACAGATACAGTTAATCCAACTGTGCCTACATTGCCGGTGGCAATAGTGCCATCTTCTTGGATTGATCTGTCTGTTAATAGCGTGCCAACGGCACCAGTAGACGCATTGCCGCTGATAACGACATTGCCTATGCCATACGCACCTAGACCATAGTAGCCAGAACCATATGCAGCCATACCGCTGCCCTAGTTAAGCCAGCCTGATCAGGCCAGTGCTTGCATCATTGGTAGGCATGGTCAGTGTGAATGTTCCAGCAGTCACTGTCTGACTGCCGAATGTATGCACGCTGACTGCCTTGTTTGACTGAGTGCTGTTGTAGATCAGGACCGCATCAAAGGCTGTAGCCAAGGTCACAGCAGAATAGCTAATGCTGGCGCTGGGGGTTACAAAGGCTGTAGTGCCACTGGTGCTTGGCGCAGTGCCAAAGGTCACTGTGACGCCGCCTGCCGTGTAGCCTGTGCCTGACACCTCGTTTGTTGCGCTGTAGGCTGTGGTGGCCGCATTGACAGTGGCAGATGCCAAGTACAAGGCAGCCTTGAAAGTGTCGGCGGCAGTTGAGCCGCGTGTGACGCCAACGCCAAAGTTATGGTGGCCGACAAGCAGCTCACCTTTGAAACTTGTACACATTGCTTGCGTATTGGCCATGATTTATCCCTTAAATTGTTTGACTGATGCCATCAGCAAAGACACCGCGCTTGAGCGCCATATGGACAGATCGATGAACCAACTCACCAGCAAGCCAATACTCTACCCAGCTTGTTGTCTCGGTATCGGTATCAATTGAACCCTCACGCTTTTCTAGCAATGAGTCGTCCATCTCGCCCTTGGTGGTGGTAATGATCATCCAAATGTCCTTGCTCTAGCCAAGATCGCACCGCCTGATGTAGAACCACGATCATCTGCAATCTGCAACTGATCTAGTCCCGACTGGTACAGCGATGACCATACAGGTATTCTCGCATCATCCTGCAAGTATGGCGCAGCCTGTAAGAGTGAGCCATACAAGTAGACATCAGGCGCTTGAGTCAGCAGCCAGTTGGTGGTGTTTGTATTTGATAACTTAGCCAATTTTGCAAAGTAGACCAACTGAGCCTGGTATTCACCATCAGGAATTGGCAATAGTCTGAATTGACTTCCGACAATGGTGAAATACAGTGGCTTGCCGCTAGACAGATAAGTCGTGTTCGACAGCGAGTCCATTGCGTCAATGGTTTGAAATGACAAATTCGTAATTGGATTGGTGTTGAGCTTGATGGACTTAGTTTCTAAGAAGTCATCAGGCACAGTGCCATATTCAGCAGCAGCCGCAAATGTCGCATTTGCACGCACAATCATTTGGCGTGTACGCAACTGGCGCTCAATTTGAGCCTCTGCCAAACTCACAAAGTCTGAAATGGCAGTCGCCAAGTCAGTGCGGTTTAGCCAGTCGCCAACCGAGGTCTTCAGCTCCGCATAAGTCGTGAGTGCCATCAGGTAACCTTTTCAGTTTCTTGGATTTCACGCATCACCCAAGTGTGGTCATGCTTGAATTCAAACATCCCAATGTGGCCTATTTCCTTGCTCACATCGTGATCTATCCATATCTTAAAGCCTGCATCTCTGGCTTTCTTACAAAAGAAAACATCCTCTCCAATGTAGCCGCGCTTGTCATGCCGCCATGGAGTCTCAAACCAAGGCTCTGACAAAGCCGCAAACACATTGGCCTTGATCAGCATCACACCCATACCAACTGAGCCAACTTCTTGCAGGCCAGTTGTTTCGGGCATTGTGTATACCAGCTCACGCTCGCCATTCTCTTTGTAAATCTGTGCAGTGGGTCCTGTAGGCATACGTCTGCGAGCGCAGTTGGTTGCCACAATGTCCAAGTCATGTTGCAGCAAACGCTCAATCATGTCCTGTGGAAACCGCATATCCGAATCAATAAAAAGCACATGGGTGCATTTTTCATGCATCGCGTCTAAGCACAATTCAGCTCGCTGGTTGGCAATAAGCGTCCCCTGTGATATTTTCAAGCTGACGGCATCATTGGTGTTCAATGTGTGATACGCCACCATATTGACAAGATCATAGGTAAACATGGTGTGGACCATGTCACGCGCTGGCGTGCAGACTGCAATGTATTTCATACTTTCCCAGGTCGTGTTCTAAAGAATTGATTGTCTGGATCGTTGAGCCATTTTTTCATGTACTCTTGATCATCGATCTTGCCCTCGGCCTTCATCTTGTAATAAAGCGCCTCGGGGATAGATGCCACCAAGTGCCACTCACCATTCCAGTTGGCCTTCTCGTCCACAGCGTTATAGATAGCCTTGTTAGCCTCTACCACCGCAGTCACATCTTGTTCAGTCTCGATGGTCACATCGCCAGTTTCGGCATTCTCATGCCAGTAACGCGAGATGCCTTGGTCTTTGTTTTCGCTAAGTAGTCTTTTGTGAATCATTTAAAAAAGGGGGGATTTCTCCCCCCTCTCCTATTGC